CCGTTACCCAATCCCATGAGGATGGTTGCTGCAAAGAGCGATGAGAAATCAGTAGCAGCTAATGTAAAGATAATTCCGAATGCATGCAGAATAAAAGCTAACCACATAACTTTTTTCATTTTGTAAAATTGAGATCTGATAATCATGCACAGAGGGAAATTAAAGACTACTCCGATGCTATGTATGAGTTAGTGAAACCAAAATTTCCTTTATGTTGTGAAGCATTTGAAGATTACGGACAAGATGCAGTAACTTTCTCAAAACAAGAGATGGAAGTCATTAGAGAACATTTACAGTATGTGGATAATAATCATGCATGGACAGAAAGAAGTGACCTTGGGGTGACTGAACACAAATTAGGAAAACGAGAACGAACAGAATTTTTAGAAAAGATAGGAGAACAAGAATGAGACTACCAACCATATATCAAGAATACATCCACCTATCCAGATACGCTAGATGGGATTACGATTTGGGAAGAAGGGAAACATGGGATGAAACAGTTGGTAGATATTTTAACTTTTTTACGAAATGGTTGGAAGAAAATCATGATTATAAACTTGAAAATGGTCAAAGAGTTGAACTAGAGAATACAGTCAAAGAACTGAAAGTGATGCCTTCAATGAGGTGTCTTATGACTGCAGGGCCAGCATTAGAAAAAGAAAATGTCGCTGGATATAATTGTGCTTATATTAAAGTCGATAGTCCAAGGTCATTTGACGAAATTCTTTATGTGTTGATGAATGGAACAGGAGTGGGGTTTTCTGTAGAACAAGAACACACTAATCAATTACCACCAGTTCCAGATGAATTATATGATACTGATACTGTAGTAGTAGTTGCAGATTCAAAGTTGGGGTGGGCTAAAGCATTTAAAGAATTAGTATCATTGTTGTATGGTGGTCTTATTCCAAAGTGGGATGTATCTAAAGTAAGAGAAGCTGGTGCACCCCTCAAGACCTTTGGTGGACGGGCATCAGGCCCAGCTCCGTTAGTAGATTTGTTTAAATTTACAATAAATACTTTTAAGAACTCTTTAGGTAGGAAATTACATCCAGTAGAATGTCATGATATCGTATGTAAGACAGCAGAAATTGTGGTTGTTGGTGGTGTTCGCCGTAGTGCTCTTATCAGCCTGTCTAACCTCAATGACAGGGAGATGCGATTTGCAAAACATGGTGAGTGGTATACACATAACGTGCAACGAGCACTCGCGAACAATTCAGTTAATTATAAAGAAAAACCAGACGTTGGCACTTTCATGCGAGAATGGTTATCACTCTATGATTCTAAATCGGGGGAACGAGGTATCTATAATGGTATGTCAGCCAAAAAAACAGTTGAACAATTAAATGAAAGATATAAAGATGGAGATGGAAAATTTATTACTAGACGAGCTACCAGAGAGGACTTTGGTACAAATCCTTGCAGCGAGATCATTTTACGGTCACGAGAATTCTGTAACCTTTCAGAGTGCGTTGTCAGACGAGAAGACACTCGCGAATCTCTCAAAGAAAAAGTTAGAACTGCGGCTATCCTTGGAACATTTCAATCAACCCTTACTGAATTTAAATATCTTTCCAGAGAGTGGAAAAAGAACTGTGATGAGGAACGATTATTGGGAGTATCACTCACAGGAATAATGGATAATCCTCTAACAAACGGATCTAAAAAAGGATTAGATAAACTACTTGAAGAATTGAGAGATATCGCTTATGAAACAAATAAAGAATGGGCAGACAAACTTGGAATTCCAGTTAGTGCAGCAATTACGTGCGTTAAACCAAGTGGTACTGTATCTCAGCTGGTTGATTCCGCTTCTGGTATTCATGCCCGTCATAATCCTTTCTATATTAGGACTGTAAGAGCAGACAATAAAGATCCACTTTGTAAACTCATGAAAAATATGGGATTTCCAAATGAGGTGGATATAACAAAACCAGAACATACGACAGTATTTTCATTTCCACAAAAAAGTCCAAAGGGGGCAACCTGTCGAAATGATATGACTGCATTGGAACAATTAGAACTTTGGAAAGTTTATGCAGAAAGTTGGTGTGAACATAAACCATCTGTTACAATTTCCGTAAAGGAAGATGAGTGGGTTGAAGTAGCAGCTTGGGTGTATGATCATTTTGATTCTATTAGTGGTATATCATTTCTTCCATTTAGTGAGCATGTATATCGTCAGGCACCATATCAAGATTGTACAGAGGAAGAGTATAAAGAAGCCTTAAAGACGATGCCTAAAAATGTGGATTGGGCAGAGCTATCAAAATACGAATCACAAGACTACACCATAGCAAGTCAAGAGTTGGCATGTACGGCAGGAGGTTGTGAAATAATTTAACAAGGACTAGATGAAAAATTTAATCATCATAATTATATTTACTATAATCTTTGGAGGCTGTACAATAAATTTTGGGCCAACACAACCAGAAAAGGAAATCAAAACTGAAGTAACGGAAACAAAAAAAGAAACTCTCAAACTCAAACTCAAACCATGGCCCCATGTAGAGAAGGAATATTGGTATGCAAAATATTTCCTCAGTATGGCTATGAATCCCGATGTACAACGAATGTTGTCTCCAAGACAAGTATTTGAAGTGGTCAAATGTACTGTAGATGGATTTGAAAAAGACTATGAGTATGAGCGGTTTGTGAAAGAGATTGGGGCAAATTTGAGACTTCCACCACACTTGTCTAAATACATCTACGATATTTCATTTGAATGTTCACTAGAAGTAAAACGTAAAGCAGCAGAAGAACAAAGTAAAAAACCATTAACTTTAAAAGATTCTGTTTAAATTATAATAAGGGAATTGATGCCTATAGATATTAAGATAAATGAAGATGACTATATACTTTATGAGATATTGTGCGATTACTGCGATGAGGAATATGTCATTAAATATAAAATGAAAGATGAAAAGCCTAAACAGGCTATTGAATGTTGTCCTTTCTGCAGTAATCTAATTGAAGAACCTGCAGAGAGTATTATACATGATGAAGAAACTGGCTGGGATTGATTATTCACTAACATCACCGGCAATATGCGTATGGAAAGAGACAAATGATAATAGACAGTTTAACTTTAATATGTGCACTATACATTATTTGGAAACTCCACAGCGACTCAAACGGGCCGCCCCACATGAAATTTTAAATTTGTGTGCACATGAATATCCAGAATGGGAAACAGAGGAACAAAGACATGATCTACTTTCAGATTGGACTATGAGTATAATTAGTGGATGTCAAGTATTCATAGAAGGATACGCATTTGCTACTTCTGGTAAATCTTATGTTCGTTCTGTTGCAGAAAATTCTGGACTACTCAAACATAAAATGTATAAAGTAAAACAAGCTTTTACTTCAATACCCCCCTCAGTTATTAAAAAATATGCCACAGGTAAGGGTAATGCGAATAAAGATTTAATGTATGACGCATTTTCTGAAGAATCTAATACACCATCAGACCTTCAGAAAACCCTTAGACCAAAATCAAATAAACTAACGAATCCTATAACTGATATTGTAGATTCTTATTGGATATGTAAATACGGCTGGAGTGTGGTCTGATGGAACGTGAAATTGATAATGATACAAGGAAAATGAGAATTATTAATTATCTAGATTATATGGATGATAAAAGTTTACGAGAAATATCTGTAGCTTTATATAATTTGTCTATAAGAAGACGAGAAATTAGTAACAAAAACCAAAAGGAGCTGGTAAATGAGTCAGGAAAATAAATATGAGAAGTTGCCAAGTAGTATGTATCCAAAAGTTAGACAACAAGTAGTGGACAGAATAGCAACATTTGAAAAGGTTATCGAAGACCATGCGGCCGCACAAAAGGAAGCTCTAAAAATGGTTTATGAACAACTGGAAGAAGCAAAAAATGATTTGAAATATCTAGATGAAGTTAATTGAGGATGAAATCGAAAAAAATAATATATGTTGATATTGACGGAACAATATGTGACACTCCATTTCAGCACAACATTGACGAGTCATCACAATATAATAAAGCTACACCACATTATGCTAGAATAGATGTCATTAATGACCTATATGATAAGGGACATATCATTACATATTGGACTGCTAGGGGATGTGTATCGGGGGATGATTTTACAGAACACACGCGAAATCAATTAGAAGAGTGGGGATGTAAGTATCACCATTTAGAGGTGGGAACAAAACCACATTTTGATATGTATATTTGTGATAAATCGTTTAATAGTGAATCATTTTTTCACTACAAAGAAAGCAGATTACCATGACAGGAGAAGGGGGTATGTTCAATATAAAATACTGTACATCTTGACACTACTATCCTCAAGCAGCCAGTTTGTCTGCTCACATTAATAGTAATATCATGGATACATGCGAGATAGAAGGAGGCGAAAAGGGTCAGTTTGATATATTTCGCAATGGAGAACTGTTCCTCTCCAAAGAAGACATGGGCAGATTCCCCACAAAAGAAGATGTGGATGACATGATAGAACAATTAGAATCATTTCCAGAATAAAAAAACATCGACTTAGACACCATTCAAAGACTTGACAAACATAAAAATATAGTGTATAATAGCTATATAAGATAGCTATCTATACCCTAAAAACAGAAAGGAATAGATGAAAATGCTATTATTAATTTTTATTATAATGGCGACATGGATGGTTGTTGGATGCGAAACAGTAAGACAAGTTAAGGCCGGTTGTTTTGGTCATTGGGTGGGACACACCGATGGATCTAGAAGCGGACATAAGAAAGGTACTATTTGGTCTAATCGACATAATGTTACACCTTATAGACAATGTGTGGATGAGAATGCACCACATATAGATTTAGAGCGGAGGTCACACGGATGAGAATAACATTACTGGTTTTTGTAATGTTATTTTTGAGTAGTTGTTCAAACAACACAAACAATTGGCCGAGTGGAATGACACCATTTTTTGCAGAGTGCGAAGGAGAAGGTGGAACTTATACAGACAAGGAATATGCTAAAAGAAAGCGACAACCTTGTCATGGAGGTTGGAAATTTTACGATAGGGGTGAACCAACCCTGACAAATGATTAAATATGGACTCTACATAATCATCATTTGGTCATTATTTGAATCTTCTTGTTCTAGTGGAAAGGGTAATTTACCTTATCATCCACCAGAATTTGCACCACTTTACAGAGAAGAATGTTATTCAGATCATAAGAATTTTTTGTGTATGGATAAAGAAAAAGATGCAAGTTATACATCACCATTTATATATTTTTTGTTTATGAGAGGAACAATGGAACAATAGAATACTAAGGAAAAATAAATGGTAGCATTTTCACATTTGTCAATGATTGCTTTTGTGATATTAGGTTTATCTATGGTGAGGTTAATGATAAATTTCAGTGCATTACTTGCCAAAAATTACAATGATGATGGAGATGATGATGTTAAATTTTACTGGCCACATACGGCATTTAGTTTTATAACCTTTTTTACTATTATATTATTTTGGTGGACTTCTTATCCGTTGAGAGATTTGGCTTATTTTCCAAATGAAAGTTGGAATTTATTCACGTTTCTTTTATATCTTTCCGTACCATTCTTGTTTTTTATGGTTACTGAGGTGGTCGCCCCACAACCTGAATCATATAAAAACAAATCGGTTGATTTACGTGAATACTATTATGAAAATCATAAGGTTATATTAGGATTAGCAGTAGCATTACAAACTTGTCTTCTTGCAAATCTTTTTGTATTTTTTCAAGGAGAATTAGCGTCATTGAAAGTAGTAGGTAGAGTTATTATGCTTTGTATTATGACTCCAATGGTAATCAGTACTAATAAAAAGATTCATGAAATCGGTATGGGAATCTTTTTCGCAGGATTCATCTATACCATTATAAAGTATCATATTTTCGTTGCAGAATATTAATGAGAATGAATAAAATAATACATGAACATTGGAGAGATTGGGCAGCAATAGTTTATTTGTTTCTCTGTATAGTAGACTTCTTCATTGCTCCTTTGATGTGGAACATAGGTATGACAATGATGAGTGATGAAGTAAAAATGAATACAAGTAGATGGGCTCCTCTTACATTACAGGGGGGTGCCATGTTACATTTGAGTTTTGGAGCAATATTAGGTGCAACATCTTGGAATAAACATAAAGAAATTACTAATGGGAATGGCGATAAGCCTGATTCTCAATAGTTGTGCAAAGAACGTAGCAGACAAAAATAATGATTTAGGTAGTGGTGATAAATCAAATTTACCAGTTTCACTAACCTCGCTCATTGAACACGCAGAATATTGTAAAGCAATTTACGATAGTGGTGGTGATCAAAAAGATGAGGTTGCGTTTGAGGTAAAACAAGATAATGGAATATCAATAATTGTTATTAGGGGTACGGCAAATGATGCAAATGTATTATCAGATGTTGATGTAAGATTAGTTAGTGATACTCGTACAGGAATCAGGCTTCATAAAGGATTTAGAGATGTAGCTGTAACCATAATGCAAATTATAGATACTACAAAAACTCTTGAACATACTGTACACGTTACAGGTCACAGTTTAGGTGGAGCTGTTGCACAAATAATAGGAATGTGGCTCCACAAGAGAGGTAAAAATGTTCAAATTTTTTCTTACGGATCACCAAAGGTTTCTTCTCAAGTTTTGTCTAGTGGACAACCCACTCATTGGCGCGTGGTTCGTCGTAGCGATCCTATTCCTTTTACTCCTCCTTGGCCTTACCGTCATACAGGACTTTTTATAGATAGTCAGGATTTGGATTGGGGTCCAGACAATGATAATGGATTAATTTCTAAAACCGATGGATTAGATCATGCTATAGCAAAATATGTAACAACTTTAAAAGAACAAAGGTAGAATGCCTGTACAATCAATGCAACAAATAGCGGAACATTCGCTATTTAA